GAGAAGATGTTTTTAAAAAGATTGAGAATGAAAAACTAAGAAAAATTTTAATTGACACTTGGGAAGTTAATTATCATGCTTTTAACGACATTCTTGTTGCAATATGGAAAATAGGTAATGACAAAGAAATAATCAGTCATCTTAAAAGAAACCGCAGACAATTACAAAAACTTATTGCACTACTCAATTTTTTGTTTGGTTTAAGAGAAGTAGTTTCTTTTAAACTTTTTGAAGGCAAAGCAGGTTTAGAGAAAAATGTGTTACCATATATCTCTTTTTTAAAAAACTTGTTTCCCGAATTAAATCAAGAATTGAAACTTTACGAATAAAAGCAAGTCATTAAAAATTAGGAGGACAAATGCTTAGAAAATATCAAAAAGATGCTGTGAATTCATTATTTGAATTTCAGCATGATCGCCCTGGGCAATCATCTGTAATCGTGATTCCAACTGGTGGCGGGAAAACTAGAGTTATGGCTGAAATAATCAGACGATCATTTGAAGCCAACCCAAATTGCAGGGGAATGATTCTGTCTCATGTAAAAGAATTGCTTGAGCAATCATCAAGAACTTGTACACACTATGCCACAACCACAGGGCTTCCTGTTGAATCAATCGGGGTTTACTCCGCTGCCATGAAACGAAGGGAAGTAAAACCTTTGACGATTGCTGGGATACAAAGTGTATACAAGAAGGGTGCGGACTTCGGTCATTTGGATTTCATTATGATTGATGAATGCCATTTGATTTCACAGAATAAAGAAACGATGTACCGAAAGTTTTTGTCGCAAGCAAAGATATCTAACTCTAGAGTTAAAGTTGTTGGCTTGACTGCCACACCATATCGACTTCAGAGCGGAATCATTTTTGGGCATAAAGAAAAGACTTTTGATAATTGCTGTTACGCAATTGGTGTGCGAGATTTGATTGATGAAGGATTTCTTTCACCATTAGTTACGATGGGTACAAGTGATTCGCCTGATCTAAAGAATGTACGCATCAGAGCGGGCGAATATTTTTCTAAGGATTTAGACTCAATTCTTGAGAATGCTGATCTTGTTCAATCTAGCGTTAAAGAAGCAATCGTAAAAGCATCAGGAAGAAAATCTGTTTTGGTATTTGCTTCATCGATCAAACACGCACAGATGATTCTTGATGAACTAAAGAATCAGGGTCAGCGAGCAAACATGATAACAGGCGAGACACACCCTGCAATCAGAGATTGTGTGATCAACGGATTTCGAGAAAACAATTATAAGTGGCTTGTGAATGTAGCCGTTCTCACCACAGGTTTTGATGCCCCTGGGATTGATTGCGTTGTAGTGATGCGACCAACCATGTCTAAGGGTCTTTGGTATCAAATGGTGGGCAGGGGATTTCGATTAGCTCCAGATAAGGAGAACTGTTTAATACTTGATTTTGGTGATAACGCTCTCAGGCATGGTTGCATCGATCAGATTGTAGTTGATGCCCAAGGCATAGAACTTCCAGCAGCTAAAGTGAAACGCTGCCCTTCATGTAATCTGATACACAGGATTGGCAATATCATTTGCCCTTCATGCGGTTATTTCAAACCAAAAGAAGAAGAATCTTTGTTTCCAGAGAAACTTTCTGCAAGCCAAACTAATGGTGAAATACTTGCGGGAAGGCAACCAAAGCAATATGAGATTGTTGCTACTGGATATACGATCTATCGTAAAACTCCAGCATCAGATCCTTGCATACTCGAAACACACGAAACGCTTGAAGGTAAATTAATTCGATGCTATCACTCTCTTAAGCATGGATTAGAATTTATAGTTTGGAAATGGCTTAAGTCTGTTGGTGCAAAAGGTTTACCAGATAAGCATTGGAACATGAATAAAGAAAGCTTGCAAATCCAAGAGTGGTTAGATACCATTCCCAAACCAACTGCTATTAAAGCACACATAAATGAAAAGGGGTACTATCATATCGATAGTTATTCCTTTCAGAGCAATCGAGTAATAAGCGGGGGAATGGCGAAAGGGTGAAACCACTCCCCCTGTGCTGGGAGGAAGCAGACCCAGCATCATTATCTTAACTAATTTAACAACAAAATCAAAGGAATAGGTGTGCCTTGGAAGAAATAAAAAAACAGGCTTTGCGAGTTCGTAAACAGGGGCTATCAGTCTTCTCGACTAAGGTCGATAAAACCCCAGTAATTAAGCGAACTAACCGCATAGTTGAGCTAAGAGCTAACCCGCTGTCAGAACTTGAAATTGAGATAGATTTCAGCCACGCAAATGTAGCAGGGATAGCAATCAACTGTGGCCCAGTTGTTGGTAAAAACAAGGATCTTGAGTGCCTTGATATTGATTGCCCTAAAGTGGCGATTGACTTCCTCCCTGACTTGGAAGCAACTAGCAAAGAACTACACGATAAACTTTGCGGATGTGTGGAAACAACACCATCTGAAGGATTACACATTTTCTACTATTTGCCACTAGGTAAATCAAAGTGCCGTGAATTAGCGGTAATGTCTACTGATAATGGAAAGAGATGGCTTGCCGAAGCTAAAGCAAAAGGATCGACTAAAAAGATTGCTCCACCGTTAATTGAAACAAGAGGGGCGGGTGGATATGTAGTTGGATTCTATTCTCAGGCAGTCTCAAAAATTGATGGATTAGTTAAGCCATATAAAATGATTCATGGAGATGTGGCAACAATTCCAACCCTGACTGCGGATGAGCATGAATTTCTGATGTCGTTTGCCCAATCTTACGATCAAAAAGCAGCAAAGAGATTCATCGAACTTAACAAGGAACCTTACCAGTACAAAGAAATAGGAAAGAAGACTGCCCTTGACCAATGGCGAGCAGAAACTTCTTGGCCCGAAATCCTTCCAGATTCTTACCGAGTAGTTGAGGTCAGGCATGACTACTTCATGGTGTGGCATCCTGATTCGTCAGGGCGAGAACCTAACGCTATTGCAGGGTGCAAGAATGGCGGGATGGATCGCTATTGGAACTTCAGCCCATTAGATTGGCGATTGAGTCCAAACATTCCACTAACTAAAGATTATGTTTATTGTATGAGCCGAGGGTGGCAACCAGGGAGCAGGGAGTGGAAAACATTTTACGCACAGGTATTTGCGAAGTATTCAATAGACAAAATTGAAGACGAACCTGTGAATGAATCTAGGTGGGATTTTCTTGAAACAACGAAATCGGGTAAAGTTAAACAAATTAGAACCGTAGACATTGTGCCTGATGATGCCATTTCTTTTCCAGGTTGGATCGACACTTACATTGACTACTGCATGAGGAACGCACTATACCCAGAAAAGAGAATTGCTGCTGCATCTGCATTAGGTATGTTCTCCGCTTTAGTGGGTCGATCCATCATGGGGCCGAATGAACTAAAGCTTAACTTGTATATAGTTGTTCTTGGCCTGACAGCTTCGGGCAAAGATTTTCCACGAAAATTGAACGCTAGAATCTGTATGGAAATTGATAACGCAAGCTTGCTGATGACGAAGGTAGGTTCAAGAGAGGGTCTTGAAGAAAAAGTAATTCAAGGCCCGAAATTTCTTATGGCTGATGAAGGTGCATTTGATCTTGAGAAAGCTAAATCTGGCGACACAAGGTTCAACGATGTCATGGGAACGATGTTAGAACTGTTTACATCGAACTATATCAAGAGGCGAGCTAAAGCGGGTGATGCGGACTCAGAAAACTTTATTCGCTATCCATTCCTTTCCATTATGACTTCATCTACCCCCGAAGAGTATTTCAAAGCTTTATCGCCTAAGATGCTTCGGTCAGGTTTTTACAATAGGTTGTTAATTCTACAATCTGCAATTCGAGGCAGAATGAATCTTCGGGGTATGTCAGTATCAGAACCAATTCCAGAATACCTAGTTGAAGTTGCTGCACGATTGATTGCTATGAACGAGAATCTTGTGCCTGGAGTGATTAAAGAATTCATGGCAGATACTAAACTTGATGCACTTGGAAATGCTCCACTAAATCAGATTGAAAGGGATTCAAAAATTCTTTTACTTGATGAAGATGCGTTAGAATTCTTTCAAACTCAGGTGTGGGAAAACGATGACCTTTATTCCAAGTATCAAAAAAACAGCGAAGAAGAAAAAGCTTCTTCATGTGCAAGACTTCCTGAGTTGGCTTTGAAAATAGCTTGCCTGTGGGAGTTAAGCCAAGACATAAACGCTGATACAATTTCTTTAGCTGGAGTAACTTCTGGATTTAAATTTGTGCGTGAAGTGAATAAGAGGCAGACCGCTAATACAGTTATGGTAAGCGATACCAAGTTCGGTGAAATTACAGACAAACTACTAAACATGATCAAGGATTCATTGAATGAAATCGAACCAGATGTGTATGGTGTAAAGATGATTGATGCTAAAAGACATCTCAGGAAGATCGTACACAGCGGACAATCGGTTGACGATGCAATTCGATACCTTCAAGATTGCGGTGAAATTTCAATCAGGAAAAGCAGAGATGCAAATGGTGCTGGATCAATGTACATCGTTATAAATGACCAATCACCTTCTCGATCCCAATCCGAGGAATCGACATCAGAGCTAAGTTAAAGGCATCTGCAAGGTCAGGAGAGTGCTTGAGTCTACGCTTCATCATGTCCTTAGACTCGACCACTCTTCTGCCATTTGTATCTACAATGTATACTGGTGTGCGTAACTCTTCCATCATTCTTTCACGCATATGAAGCGGAAGATGTCCGATTGAAACTTTGCCTTCCATCGCAAGCTCTGCTGCCTCGAACCAGAGAGCGGATCTCATGTTTGGAAACTCTCGCCACCTTGGTGCTTCACCAGACGAATTAATGCCGTAAAACATATAGTCACCCTTGTTATCGACTACACCACCACCTACACCACCCTCATCAATAAGCACAGGAATTTTGTATTGTGATTGCCTTGGAGTTTCGTACTTTTGGCAATACTCTTTAATTTTTTCTGCAAACTCTTTTGTAGACAATCCACGGTATTCTTTTGCATCTATAATGCAGCATCCATGTCTGACAACCAAGCATGATCTATCGTCACCAAACCTTGCAGGGTCAGCACCGATTTGAACCACCCAATCTTTATTAAGCGGAATCGGATCAAGGATCTGCTTGAGGGCCAAAGCACCCCATACCGAATTGATCGCTTTACTTGGGTATCTTCCAAGAACTTGGATATCGAAAAGCGGGTCTTCAACCATGTAGTTTCGATCATTGAAGGTAAAGAACCCTGGTTCAGATTCTTCACCTTCTCTAGCGGTTCTGCATTCGTTTTTGATGCGGTTCTCTACATACTCATAGTTGATTGCCCCTGGCACAAGATCAGCCTTAAAAGCCACATTAGGGTGGTCGAGAGCGGAGAGGTGGAACACTTTCCAGTCAGGAGAGTTCTCAGCAAAATAGGCGGGTGATGATGCATCATATGGGTTGAAAATGCAGAACCATAAACAATTCTCTTTGCTGGCTGAAAGCATTGATTCCGCTCGTTCCCAGAAGGTTGGTTCAATACCGCTAGCTTCGTCAAACAGGATGCACAAACCACCAGCGGAATGTCTTCCTTGAAAAGCATCAGCCTTTTGAGCGGTTAAACCTTGGATGTAGTGCGAAGGGTTCTTTTCTAATCGATTAGCCTTTGGCATCCAGTTTGGATCTCTTGGTCTAACCCTGCGCAGTTCCTTGAACACACCATCTTTAATCTGCTGGGCAACAGGTGCTGATATCAAAACTTCTGATGGGGTAAAGTGATCATGAAACCATGAAGCAATCACAGCACACAAAAAAGTTTTGCCTTGGTTATGTGCTGATCGAACCAGAACTTTCCTTGCACCATTGGCAACCGAATCAAATATTTCCATCTGCTGGGGAGTCAATGTTATCCCTAGGTATTCGCAATACTCCCCTGGGTCTTTCGGAATCACTATAGTCTTCTGATTCTCCCGATTCACCCTCTTGATCTCTTGGATTTCCGAAAGTTTCCCCTGCAACGCTGGACTCAATAAGGCCTTTTGCCATCTCTTTTGCAAGTTGTTTGTTGAGGAGTTTTTGGAGTTCTTGCTCATCATCTCGTTCCTTATTATTGCGTTCAATTATCCATTGCATGGCTCGCCAATCCTCAGAACCATGTTCATGGATAACCTGTTGCATAGCAATGGTTGCCTGTGCTTTGGCCTTAACCATTTCTTTTTTATGCCAAGGTTCAAGATCCCTTTTAGAAATCCCAAAGGCCTTCATGGCTAATTTAAAATCAATTCCACGCTGAATATTCTCCAGCATCTCGTAAAAACTGTCTGAATCTATCATGACTTTGGAAACTCCTTACCCCCTGGGAATTCAACATTTTCTGGTGTTTCTGGGTCGATCAACATTCTCATAAGTTCAAGTGTCTCAGAGATATAGATCAAACTTGCTGCTATTGATTGAGAAGGCTTCCCTTTTTCATACGCAGCAATCGCTTCCACCATCCAGTCTGCTCCAGCTTTATTTAACATATTGCATCCTTTCAAAAACAGGGTAAAATAGGTAACAGTATTATAGCAAAAATCAAGGGGAATTTCGATGGCAGATTTAGTAGGAGCTATAGAAAAGCTGAAGAGACTTTTAGAAGACCGAGCAAAGCGGGTGGGCAGGGCTACGAACACTAATCCAGCACCTAACCCAGATATTGAAGCAACTAATAATTCCATCATATATACACCACCGTCTGCTTGGATGAAATCGCTAGAATACTTCCCTATGGCTAAAGCTCAATCAGGTTCTGTTGTAATGAGGGCTAGAGGCCCAAATATCGGTTATATTTATCCAAGGGTTGGTAAGGCCATTTTCAATAAATGGGTGGCAAATAACTTTCGTGGAGGGTTTATATACTGGTATGCATCACCATCATTAAAAGACTATTCAATCATTGCAAGAAAAGCTCGACCATTTAGAAGAGGCGGGTCAGGTAGACTTGGAATTGTAGCGGTAAGAAACAGGAAGGTTCGAGGAACGATGTACACGGCTATACCTAAGAACATAAGAGACAGAGGCAGAGCTTCAGCAAGAATTGCCAAGAAAAACAAATGGAGATTATAATATGTACCTAAATCCATACTATCGACACATTCAAGAAATGAAACGATTCTATGTCGAATCTATTACCAAGGAAGATATGGCTATCGTAAAAAACTGCTTGATCAGAAGTATGCGTGGAGGAAACACAAAAGCAGTAGAAATGTTTATGAGATTCACCGAATGGCAAAAAGAATTAGATGCAGCAGCAGATGCTAGACATGAACTTCAAACCATCATGGGTTCACCTACGGATGGGCTAATGAAATCGCTTCGCCCTGGATCTGTAAATATTTCTACTGGACAGCTTGAAGAAAAGAAACAGGCTTGATATATTAACTTAGTCCGAATGATTCTAGGGCTTGTTTTCGCAATTTCCTGAGACTAATTCCCCTCGTAGTAGAATTGCATCAGAGGGGGAAGTTTCATTCGGACACTTTAAAATCTTTGCATTGCATACAATTTTTCCAATCCGTTTTTTCATGAACATCACATAATCGAACCCACTTCTTTGGGCAATTACAATTTTTTCTGTCGATTACTTTTCCAATGTGTTCACATTGTTCTGGGTTAATCATCTCCATTGGTTTTTTAAAAAAAGGAGAATCAGTTATTATGCTTTTTTTAAATTCTAATATTTGGTTGTAGTCTGGAGGCAAGCTGTGCTGTTGGTCTTCGTCAATATCTTCTTCTATTGTTATATCGCACATAAATCCATATCTACCTATGGATTCTGTTGGAACTAAAGGGATTTGTGGTGCTGGCCCAGAAATGTATACTGATGGATTATAATAGTTTCTACCTCCATCATTTATAGTTATAGAAACAACCTTATCACTATTACTTCCAGTACCAAGAACTGCGGTAAAAGACCCTTCCATTCCACCACGATCACCATTTAAAACACGAACTTGTGGGGGGCTTGTATATCCAGATCCTCCAAATAAAAAAGCAAAACCAATTATTGCCCCTCTGTTAGAAGTTTCATTACCAACTACTGCTTGTGCTGTAGCACTAGATACCTCTTGCCTTTCAAATGCAAATGGAAAAGCATAATTGTATTTAAAATTAATTGTGCTTAAATAAAACTTTACATTTTTATATTTAACTTTTAAAGGTGAAAGTGAAATGTATTCAACATAATCATACCCATAATAACTACCTAATTGATCTCCATAAATTTGGTAATTAAGAAAACCAGCATCGTTTGAAATAACATAATTTAAAAAAGGAGAATTTTTCTGGACAAACGCAAATGATATAGGAAGGGCTTTTTCTGCACTTGAAAAAACAGCGTTAAGTCTCATTTCTCCAAAATCAAATGCCACTTCATTTGTAATGTAATCAACATTAAGAGCATCTAGTTTTGGGTTGTCTGCTTCGTAATCAATAGTTTTAAAATCTAAATACCTTGGAGCATTTTCCAAAGAAATATCTTTTTTTTTGTATTTGTATTTTACTTCAAAAGAAGCGTAATAATTTTGATATGGGCCAGCAATAAAAATACTTTTTCCGTCAATTGCATCTTGATATGTTTTAGCCATTTTTATCAAGCATCTACCCGCTGGTTGACTGTTGCTTGTTATTTCTCTAACAAATATACAATAATACAATTTGTTTGTTGGCAATGGGGCAAGAAATTTTGGAAGATACCCATTATAAAACTTCATTTCATTACCAGTCTGAAGAACTTCTGGTGGTGCATCAATTAGTATGCATCCAGCAAAATCTTCTTCGTACTGAGTGGAATCATAAACTCTTGAAAAAGTCCTATATGTGCTGTTTCCATTAAAATACACAATCTTATATCTGTACTCAAATTCACCTTCTTCATAATCCACAACATCCTCAACAATATTGTTTTTACGGTTAAAATATGGGTTGTATTGAACATCTTTTCTTTGACTATATTTGTTAACATAAAAAGTTGCACCTTGATTTGTATCAGGAGGTATAAATATAGTGTTGTCGTAAAAAGAACCGTAATTAAAAGGAACAGAAAAAAATTGAGTTCCATTCCAAGTTGCCGCACTAAACTCATATCCAGCAACTCCAATACCAATATCATTTGGACTTTGTGATTTAAATTCTTTTGCAGCATCATATATGCAATTGTTTTCTTGAGGTATTTTTTTGTATTCAGAAAAATTAACTTTGAACCTATCCATTCTTTTTAATCTGTCAGGTATGCTAGTCAACTTACAAAGAGGTTCTGATTGCACTTTTATTTCTGCATCAAAATAAAATCCATATGCAACATAACTAGTTATAAACTCAGGAACTTTATTCCAATTTGCCAAAACACCTCTGTTGTTTCCTTCATCGTTCTTAAAAACAGCAGAACCAATAGTTGGAGAAGACATAAGTATGTTTTTTATTAATATAGTTGTTTCACCATTTTCATCTGTTGAAGAACTAATGCTAGTAGAAGAATCATAACGAGAAGAAAAAACTAAATTGTCTGGTCTAAAAAACGCTGTTGACCTTAAAGAAGAATTAACGCTATATCCTGTTTTAACCCCATCGGTGTATTCTACATTGTAAGTGTTTATGGTTGGATAAAATGTCTGCCTAAATATCTCGTCATATGTTCCTCTAATAACGGCTGGTGACCTATACTGTTGCCACCAAAAAGGGAACTGAGTTAGTTCTGGATGGTAATCCCATACAGAAATATTATTTATCCCATATGCACAAAAATCATCTAGAATACCTGTGCCTGTTCTTCTTATATATCCATAATAAGCTGGGCCAGTAATATAATCAGACGGAGAACAAGTATACATTGTTGCTATAAAGTCTTTTTCAAAAAAAATAGAAAACTCTATATAAAAAGAACCGTTTAAAAAATTAAAATCAAATCGGTTTAATACATATCCACCCGAAATCATTATTTCTTTTAAAGAATCTTCGTATCCAGTAAGGCCTCCACTAACTGGGTGAGTTAGTGATTTTGAATATCCATCTGGAGCAATGTACTGATGACCAACAGCATTGAATGCTGGCAAAGGGTCAAAAACCTTTTCAACATTATTGCTGCAAGAATTGTTTTTTTTAACAGACAAACTAACATCGTTTCCAGCCATGAAATCAAAAAGAGCTTGATAATTTCCAGCATCAATTGATGGTGGTGGTTCTGGTTGAACTGAAGATCCAGCACCAAACTCTTTTTCTATATCTTCAACACTACAAGCTGGGGTATTAAATGGTTCACCAAGAGCAGCGGGTGTATACCAAACATAACGAGTTTGATCAAGTATTGACGAAGCAAATTGAGTAGAATTCAATCCTGATTGACAAGTTGATAATGCTAAATACGCTGCATAAGCCCCGCTTATATCTTGGTTATTAAGAGTAGATCCAACATAAACTGTAACATATCCTTGAACATATCCAGACCCTGGGTTTGTTATACTTACAGATGCAAGCTTTTTACCACTAAGAACTCCTACTCCAACAAATCCATTTCCTAAAACTGGCCCTGGATTAGGATTTGCATCTCCAACAACTATTGATGGAGGATATTCAAATATTTCTGCTGAATCGACAACTTCAATAGAAACAATTCCACCATTAGAAACAACAGGTGCTTTAAATACTGCTGCTTGATAACCAGCAGAACCCCAATAATTCGGAAGGAAATACTGAGTAACAAGGCCTCCAATTTGAGAGAAATAATTATCAACACCACTCATTGGGTTTACAAATGAAGCCCCATAAGGATAAGAATTATTTAAATAAGGTGTTGCTGGAAATCTATTACCAGAAGATGGAATCCAACTTGTATATGTAGATCCAATAATAAATCTGTAATAACTTGTAAAGCTACTATTGTAATTTTCAAAAAAACTAGATGGGCTTCCAGAACATTTTCTAAAGTTGTAATATTTTAAAGATTTAGCAAAAGATGGTCTTGATTGAACTTGAGGTGAATCCCAAGGTTCAGAAAAATTCCAATACCCATATATTATATTGTAATATTGCCAAAAATTATTGGTATAATACTCAAAAGATGATTCGGCATTAAAATCTAAAGTGTATTGTAATTCTGGAAAAGCACCTTGAGGCATCTTGTATTCTGTAAAACCTATTGAGCCAGCTTCTTTAAAATTAGAAAATGAAACTGTTGGTTCAACTTGTCTTTTTATGCAATACGAGCAAGTGCAACAGGATACTCCATCTAAACTCAAATATTCTTGGTTTAATCTTGCTATATCTTGTTTTACATCGTGACCTTCTTTATATGCCATTTTTTCCCCTATGGAAGGCTATGCCACCCTTTAACTCCAGCAGAATTCGTTCCGTAATATTTGTTTGGCCCTGGGGTCAAAGTGTCGTTTACCAAAACAAAATTCAAGTTTGAAACCAATTGAGAATTATTTGGAACAATAGAACCTCCACCTTGAATAAATGAATAATCAAAATATCCAACTCCAGCAGATGTTGCTTTTACCAGTTTTATTGAATCTCCAGTTGGCAAAGCTTTTGGCCCATCAAGAAGATTTACAAAAGATGTTTTTAAAACTGTAGATGACGAAGGAGGACTTGAAACAAAATTTATTGCATTCCCAAGCGAATTAACGGCTAGAAAGTAATTTGCAGCACCACTATATGAATTTGGTGTGTCTATAAGAGATATAAACGACTTTTTAGCATCCTCTATAATAGCAATACTTTCTGATGGATAAAGAGTTGCATATGTGACAGACTGACTTCCACCTATGCATACAATATCTGTTACAACATTTAATCCTGTTGGCCCAGCAATTGCCGTATTTACCACCATAGCAATTGGCCTTGAATCCGATCTTACTGGATCATTTGGATATGGATCGTAAGATGCACCATAATAAAACCCAAGATACCTTCTGCCATCAGCCAAAACGCTTAAATTTAATTCTCTTGCCCAGAAAGACCCTTGAAGCGCCCCAGACTGATCCAATGAATCTACTGAATTTGCAGAATAATAAGCCCCATGATTTATTGCACTTGGAACTATTTCTAAAACGAGTTTGCTTGAAGGGTCAATACTTCTAATAAATTCATAAATATCTCGGCCATCATTTGAGTCAACCCCTCGAAGTCTAGCAAGATAAACTAATCCTTGACCAGATACCCCAATATTTCCAGTAAAATTCCCTTGATTGCTTGGTTCATCAATATCATACGGCATTGCGTACATTTTTGGGCATGAATCTCTAGTAGCAAAATCTGCTTTAAGACCACCAATGTCTTCAACAAAGCCTGTTCCATCCCAAATAACTTCATGGAAATCGTAAAAACGATGATACATATTTGTACTGTCAAAAACTGCGATTGCAGTAGCTTGAACACCACCTTCTCCTGTTGGAGGGCCGATTGTAACAATTGGGTTTGTATAACCAGTTCCAAATTCAATTGGGATTATAGAACTGATAACACCATTGTTAAGCAAAGCTCTAGCTGTAGCCCCTGTTCCACTACCTCCTGATACAGAAACATTTGGAACAACATCGTATCCTGACCCACCATTAGTTACTACATATCCCCGATAAGGTATTTTATTGTTTACTCTGACATAAATAAATGGGCTATTGCCTTCATTTGAAATAGTAAGTGAATCGGTGGATGCATCGTATCCAGCATTCATCCCACCACCTTGAACAGGTTGTATTCTCATTTTTTCCCCTTAAAAAAAACAGGACACAGTTTTAATTGTGTCCTGCAATTATCATACACATTTGCTTTTTAATCAAGGTGTTTTAATCAATAAAGCCATGCATTGAATAATTTGTGGATACTGCATAAAGTTGCTGGATTCAGACGATAAAACTGATTTTGCAAGCTCATGTGTTGGAACAGGGATTCCTCTGATTCCAGTCATAATATAGTCTGAAAAAGCATCAACTGCCTGATCTCTAGTAACTTCACCTTTAATAAATCTTGAAAAGATATCGAGTGAAGGATGAACTGGATTCATTCCAGGTTGACCACCAATCATATTTGGAGGTATAGACATTTGAGGATTCATAAAACTTCCTTTCTATCTGCCACAACAATTAGAACCACGAAGACTGAATCGAAGCTTTCCACCACGGAAAACTTTCGTGTCTTCTTTAACCGTTTCAATCTTAATGGTTTTTTCGACCTTCTTTTCGACTTGCACTATTGGAGCAGAGCATTGCCCATTAGCACATGAAGAACCCTTGCGGATTGGTAAATCGATCACCATAGCTACCGTCAACACTAGACTAAACATAATGCTTCCTCCTAAAGAAAAAAAGTACCCAAGCACATTATATCGACCAATCGATAGTTCGTGCAGGGTATCCATCAAAATTAGAGAAAGAAAAAACTTCCTCAAGACAGATTCTATCCATGTCCTTGGCTTTAATCCAATAGGAACCCTTGGGTTCACCGTAATTGCCTAGCGGGGTTCCATGAGCATTACCCCATGAATTCTGAATCAAAAAGATCAAACCAAAGTCTGGATGGGTGGTGAAGCCCAAGCATGACTGTTGGTGGCCCCACGATTGATTTCTTGAGGCTAATTGGACAGCAGGGGTTCCAGATGGCTTTACTTTAAGATCGCTAAATCCAAACCAAGAAGAAGCTATAGTGACAGGGTATCCATGCGACAAGGCTTGTTTAACCTCTTCACTATTTTTAAGCTTTGAAGTGCTTTGAACTTTGAACTTATTTGCTGAAGCATCAATATCAATGGGTGGCTTGTCACCATTTGACCAAGCGGTTTCTGCTGATGCACCAAAAGTCCAAGAACCATCTTGTTCTTTAATCGGTTGCGGGTAACTAGGATCTAATGGGGGGCAACCATCTTCGTTTAGGGATTCTGCCATAGAACTGCCAAAAGAACCTTCGCCTGTTCCATGCAATCCACCACGCTTACGAGATTGACCGTAATTATAAAGAATGAATGGAATTCTCCATTCTTCAAATGTTTGCCGTTGAGATATTATTTCAACCGCTTGTAAAGTAGCCATTACCGCTAAAGCACCATGACCTACACATGAACCTGTTTTCTGATTCCAAGGAAAAAATTCGTAACCAGCAGCTTGGTTAACCACCTTGTAAAGAAGTGATTCCTTTAGATCCAGCGGAGGGCCAGAAATTTGAAAAGGAACTAACTTTGCGTTGAACTTATCTTGGAGTTCTTGAGGTTGAGATTCAATTGGCAACCAGCCAAATTTATTAGATTCAATTGGCGGTTCTTTTGCTTTATTTCTTTCGCCAAATTTTGGCTGGTTTTCCATAGACATTATTTTAATTCCTTTGCTATCTGAGTGAATTCTTTAGTAAGAAGATCCCTGAGTTTTTGATCAAGCTTTAATGTGCCATCTTTGGGTAATCTTTCGTTGAGTCTTTTCCCAATTACATCTCTAAGATTAGCAAGCTCGTTTTCCATAAATTGTTTATTGATGGTTGCTTTTGCTGCCTTGAAAACATCTGTAAGAAATTCGTAGTCGTTTTTCTGACATTCTTTTGCAAGTTCATCATAAAACATAGACAACCACTTTACTTGATCTTTGTCTTCTTTTGCTGCTGCTGTTCTGATGTCATTATCAGGATTTACTGGTGGAGCGGGAGCGGGTTCATCACCGATCAATACAGATGTAAACGCTGGTTCAGAAGGGCCAAACTCATTACCAACATAAGCAAATAATCTGTACACACCTTGTATCTGAGAAGTAACTACCAAGGTTTTGGAGTCCTTTAGCAAATCCACAGGGAAAATGTTTAGGCCTTTATCAATTGAAACCCATTTGACTGCTTTAGATTCAGTCTTGGCTGGAACGCTTATAAAAGCTCCAGGTTGACCAGAAACCCTTGCTGGAAGCTCTATAGTGGGAATCTGAAGAAACACTAAAAAAAGAAGGTTTATCACGGTCTGCTCCTTATTCGTTCTGCCATGTTTTTAGAATCTATCAAACAGTACACATTTACTGATGACCATTTTTTTGCGTGACCAAAAAGAAAATGACAAGGTCTGCATAGCGACAGTAAATTTTTTGGCTCCATTTCTAAAGATGCATCTTTACAAAATGGGATCAGATGGTGGACTTGAAGCAAATTGGGATCATCCTCAAGGCAGGCAGCACAGTTAGGATTCCGTTCTAGATGTGCTGCTCTTACCTTGGCCCATTGTGATCCCCGATTATAAAAAAACGGAGATCAATAACTTCAGAGCGGTCTTAAGAACGATTGCCCAAGGGATAATTCCAATTGTAATCGGATTTCCGTGGAAATCACCCTGGGGAATTGCTTGCTCAAGAATTGCAGCAAAGTCTTCAAGAGATACTTCTGCGTTTTGAAATATCTGTTTATCATCAGGAATAACTTGGTCAGCAGCGTAACCAACGATGTTCCAAAGTGCATTACTAAATTCTTTATTACCTACATCTTTTTTGCCACGAACCTTATCAACCACTAACATCATGGCATCTGTAGGCATCGTCTGAGGAAAACTAATCATGCTTCACTTCCTTTTTTAAAGTCCTAGTGTAATTTAAAACTTCCGTCAAAATCCTCAAGCTTTCGGCTTGAGCCTTGGCTACTTCGCCAATCGAGCTTTCTAACCTATCTATAAATACCATATGTCTCTGGTGCAGGGGAAGTAGAATGTTTTGACCTAGCCAACTAAAACCCTTGTAAACTGCCCATAAAAGGAAAACCAGAAAACTTAAGGACACTCCGAATCGCTCGATAATGTCTATGATATTGATGTCTGCGAATATCATATTGCCTCTACTTCTTCTATGGTTAATGCGTTTTCAACAGCCTTTCTTTTAGATGCTATTTCCATAGACATCTGCGAGCGAGACTGACCATACAACAGCATTAATTGTAGCATTTCGGTGATGCTATTAAAAGACAATTCGTTGTTTTCAATCGTTACCAACGATGGCAATGGGAGGCCTAAATTTGCTGCTTCTTTAGCTAATGCAAACGATCCAGATATCAGGGCAACATCGCTAGGTGTTATCCCTAAATGGCCTTGTGGAAGTCCTGTATCCCATCCTGTTTTTTCTAGTGCAGCCCATTGGCTATTTATTAATAGTAGCTTTGTTGCTTTTGCTTGTGACAACGGATCTGGTGCAGCATCTGGAATATAATCCCAAACTTTAGAAACCAATGATTTTAAATATAAACCGTCAGGAGAATTTAGTTCTACTGGCATATAAATATTTCTCATTACACCATCGTTATCAGTTCTTGTTAAAGCAACATTGTAAAAATCCTCTAAAACATTAAGGGCTATATTTACTTTTTGCGTAAGGATTATATTTAAACTTTCCATGTTGTCTCCTAAGTTTTTATAATGAAATTTAAGCCTATTGATGGCTGCATATTGTTATGTGCAGAACCAGATCCCGAGTTTCCAATACTTACATTAGCTGTTCCACTATTTACAGTAATGGAGTGCTGATGAACTTGAAATTCATTGCCAGTATTAGGTGTTTGTAATACAATGTTTGAACCACCACCAGTAAAGGTATAAGGGTTAGAACCACTGTTAGTCCATACTGCTCTATCTAAAGAGTGTTGGTGATTTTGCAGTTGATTTCCTGCTGAGGCAGTATGAATATGACCAGAATCTGTTGCTGTATGATTATGGGATGCCAATTCTGCGGTAGATAATGCAACTGTTTCTGCACCAACTGTACCCCCAAGTGTGCGGTTTGTTAGCCCAGAACCTTGACCCACATTAATAGGAATTCTTGACCTTAAATCAGGAACATTGAATGTAGTTGAACCATTTCCTAAACCATATGGGCAATGAAATAGCGTGTGCGTTCCAGATTGTGTTCCTGAGGTATTAATTGCTATAGATGCTGCTGCGTTTGCTGCTGATGTTGCAAGTCTAAAAGTAGAAGATGTAACATTAATAACATAATACAAAGTATTTGCTGCTAACCCAGTTGGCAAAGCTCCGGTAGTTGTAAGGTAAACTATATCACCTGTTTGAAATCCGTGTGCTGACAATGTTACTACTGCTGGAGATGCGATTGTTACTGTAATTGATCCTCTACTTGGTATTATTGTAGAAAACAAAGTTGCATATGTAGATCTAGATATAGCAGATCCATCACATAACAAATACCCTGTTGGTGGAGAAATTGCTGCAAAAGGAATGATTGCCCCAGTAGGCATACCTGTTGCTACGCTTGCCCAACTTGGGGCAGAAGATCCATTTGATTGTAATACTTGCCCCGCTGTTCCAGCAGCAAGAAAGCTTGTTGCACCAGATCCAGTATTATAAGGAACTTGACCAGCACCACCACCAGCAATATTGGTTGCAGTTGTTGCAGATGTAGCAGATGTAGCAGAAGTTGCAGTTGTTGCAGATGTTGCTGTTGATGCGTTTCCAGATAATGTTGCAGTAATTGTACCAGCAGAAAAATTTCCAGAAGCATCTCGTTGTACAACAAAAGAAGCAGTATTTGCACTTGAAGCATTAATACCAATCGTACCAGTTCCGGTTATTGTTCCACCTGTAATTGGTGAAGTTGTTGCAATTGAAGTTACAGTTCCGGTTGTGGAAGAAGTACCCGCACCTATTGCACCTCTAAAGGTTGCAGCATCTAAAGAAGAAACTGTATTATCTGCATTAAACCTAGGGAATGTTATTGCGGTTGGATTAGTAAGCGTAAACAAGTTACTACCAACAGTAGTTGCACCTAATGAGGTTCTACCAGTTGATGCAATTAAGTTGGTTGAACCACCGTTCCATTGTTGCGTTTGTGTATAAGCTGTATCCCAATTTGTTTGTTTTGCTGTTGTGGGTATTGCATATCCAGAAGTTGCAGAAAATACACCTGTTGTATTTGTATAGGTCAAACCAGTTGCAGTAGAACTTAAATCAGTTAATTTAATGCCACCTAAACCAGCAAGAGTATAGGTTGGAACATTTAAAACACCTGATGATAATGTGCTTGAACCGCTGTTTCCTGTTACAGTTAAAGATGTAAATGTTGCTACTGATGGTGTAGGAATATTTAAAACATTAGATACTAGAGTTGCTGCACCACTTCCAGTAGTAGTTAAACTTGTGATTCTATTTGTGTAAGCGGTATCCCAAGTGGTTTGAGAAGATGTTGTTGGGATTGAATAACCAGTATCAAGGGTTACTGCCAATGTTCCAGTTGTTGTAATTGGATTGCCACTTACTAACAAACCAGTAGGAACAGACATATCAACAGATGTAACTGTTCCAGAACCACCAGTACCTGTGTAAGAAATGGTAAAATTAGGATATGTTCCAGTAACCGAAATATCAGTTCCATCAGTCAAAGAAACTGTTTGATCAGGCAACGAATTAGTGATTGTAAAACTTGGATATGTACCAGTAACGGTAATGCCAGTTCCATCTGTTAATGAAACAGTTTGGTCAGGAGCATTATTAGTAATGGTAAAACTAGGGTATGTACCTGTTACAGAAATTGCTGTTCCATCAGTTAAAGAAACTGTTTGATCAGGTAAAGAGTTGGTTATTGTGAAACTAGGATATGTTCCAGTTACAGAAATTCCAGTTCCGTTTGCTAAAGAAACTGTTTGATCAGGATTACTATTTGTAATAATGCCTGTTGCATTGTCATAAGAAATTCCAGTTCCAGCAGATAATGACTTTCTTGCATTAGTGTCTGTGTATTGTGTAATTGTTGTTGCAATAGTAAAACTAGGATAACTTCCAGTTACCGATATTCCTGTTCCGTTTGTCAATGAAACAGTTTGGTCAGGAGAAGAATTGGTGACAGTAACCGCACCTGTTGAAACATCTACTGATACACCTGTTCCAGCAATAATAGATGTAACGCCAGCACCAACCCATTGAATAGCAGTTCCTGTTGAAGAAAGAATCTGACCAGAAGTACCTAAAGAATTTGAAGCATCTTTAATCCCTGCCCCAGGTTTAATATTCATGCTAGAATCGCCAGTAAGCCAGCGAACATAAGCATCTGGGCCTATGGCTAACTGTTTGTCCGCAGTAGGATCGGCAACATTGCAATCAAATCCTATGGCAACATTATAACTTCCAGATGTCATATCACCAGAAGCACCACCTATAGCGACATTGGCTATTCCTGTGGTAAGAGTTCCATTAGCACCAAAACCAAGAGAAACATTGTATCCAGAAACATTATCTGTAGTCAGTCCGTAGACAATACCTGCGGTATCAGCATCAGCGTTTGTAGGAATTGAACCATCAAAATCAACAGTGAAATCTGGATAAGTTCCTGTTACAGAAATATCTGTTCCACCAGTCAAAGAAACCGTTTGGTCTGGTGCATCATTAGTAATTATCCCTGTTGTATTATCGTAAGAAATTCCAGTTCCAGCAGACAAAGATAGCCTTGCATCAGAATCTGTATATTGGGTAATAGTCGTTGCGATAGTAAAATTAGGATAAGTACCAGTTACTGAAACACCAGTTCCATCAGTTAATGAAACTGTTTGATCGGGTTCTGAATTTGTAATAATTCCTGTTGTATTATCGTAGCTTATGCCAGTTCCAGCGGATAATGCTAATCTTGCATCTGAATCCGTGTACTGAGTTATTGTTGAATCAATTGTAAAGTCAGGATAAGTTCCAGTAGCATTAATGCCAGTTCCAGAGGTGATCGAAACAATTTGATCAGGAGCATCATTGGTAATAGTAAAGTCTGGATATGTACCTGTTACAGAAATCGCTGTACCATTTGTCAATGTAACTGTTTGATCTGGCAAAGAATTAGTAACAGTAACATCGCCTGTTGTAACATCTACGCTAATTCCAGTCCCAGCTATGACCGAAGTTACACCACCAGCAACCCCAGAATAACCAATGGTAAAATCTGGATATGTTCCAGTAATGGTTATATCTGTACCTTCAGTTAAGGTAACAGTTTGATCAGGTAAAGAGTTAGTAATAGTAAAATCAGGATATGTGCCTGTTACAGAAATTGCTGTTCCGTCAGTCAATGTAACAATTTGGTCTGGTGCATCATTAGTAATAGTAAAATCAGGATAAGTACCTGTTGCAGAAATTGCTGTTCCATTTGTCAATGTAACAACTTGGTCAGGTTCAGAATTTGTAACAGTAACATTACCTGTTGCAACATCTACGCTAATTCCAGTCCCAGCAATAATAGATGTAACACCAGAAGCAGTTGGATTGCCATCAAAAACTAAATGAACAATGCCGTTTGAATCTCTTACATAACCTTTTTTATCTGTAACATTTATTGCAAATTCATTAGTTTCCATATCACCAGAAGTTGGAACTGATGAGGGTATATATGATCTTTTTGGTTTAACTGGAATTGGGGGATTAGGATTGCCTGGGTCTTGAACAAATGTAATTGTATTTGATGAAGCAGGGGTTAATCCAGCAGCAGTAAAAGATAAATAATAAGAACCATAACCTGTGATAATTAAATCCGTGAAAACAACATTTCCAGATACTGGTTCTACAGTTAAAGTTCCTGATGCAACCGCTGTACCAGTAACAGCTACCGCTCCTACTGTAACTGAAATCAATGTTCCAGGTACTATATCACCGTTTACATCTACTATTTTTACAGACGGTTGAGTTGCCAAAACGCTTCCAGAAAGACTACTTACTGGCTGAGTAACCATTACGATGGCAACTTCTGGAAGCGGTTCCGGTGGATCTGGTACAAAATAAACAGAACCTGTTACATTGTCATCTCCAAATGCACCAGCACCATCCTTGATGTAATTTACTTTTACTTGATCATTTGCTAAAACTCTAAATGATGTAGAAAAATTGTCTTGTCCAGATGCTTGCCAAATTGGAATTGTGTTTCTAAATAATCCAGCAACATCAGAAGCAATTTCGGAATCAACTGTAAGATTAGGAAAAATAGTTCCTGATTCAGTCGTTTGAAATATTATTTCGCCAGTTGTATTTACGGAGTGATTTGTAGATTCAATAACATACGGATTACCAGATTCTCCTGTTCCAGAATAAGTCATATTCAATGGAGTGCCAAAAACATTTAAAGCCATTACCATGTACCTCCATCAGAATATACCCAAGCTTGTACATTTTGATTATTGTATGTTAACAACTGACTTGTTAATCCACCCGCTGGAAGAGGGCTTATTTCAGATGTAGTTACATCTGTTATCTGCCCAAATGAATTAACTGAAAAAACAGGTATATTAAAAGAGTTGCCATATGTTCCAGATATTACTCCGCTTAAATTCAAATTTACTGCTAAAAACCCGCTTGATGTAATTGGAGTTGATGTAACAGATAATGTAGAAGATGTTAATCCAACAGAAGTTACTGTACCAATGCCACTTCCTGGTTCGCCAACTGGCAAACTTGTTGCCGAAGTTATTCTACCGTCAAGTCCAACAGTTATCTGGGGGATAGAAGAGTTGCTTCCATATACACCAGTCACAACTCCAGTTGGAGCAGTTTCTAAAGTTATATTTCCATCAACCGTTCTTGGTGAATTTGTCACGGTTAAACTTGATGAAAGAATACCAATAGAAGTCAAGCCTTGTGTTGGAAGCGAAATAGATGCGTTTGTAGCGTTAGTTAACTGCCCTTTTGAATTTACTGTAATAACAGGAATCTGTGTTCCAGAACCATATGTTCCAGAAGAAACACCAGTAGTTGCAAGATCAGCAACTATAGTTCCTGACGAGGTTATAGGAGAACCGGAAATTGTAAAATCTGTTGAGGTCATTGCAACTGAATTTACAGAACCAACCGAACCACCCGTTACAACCACAAGCGGTGAAGCAGCAGTTCCATTTCCAGTAAGCGTATTGTTATGCGTTACAGCGGTTAAATATGTTGAAGAAAGATTTGGGATGTCCGCTGCATTGATCCCTCTAAAAGAAGGCAATGCTGTTCCAGTCAATGGCCCAGCAAGAAATGTATTAGCACCAGTAGTTATAAAATTTAAATCAAATGTTCCATTAGCAGTAATAGGACTTCCTGTTACCGTAAACACATTAGACTGTGCAGTCATGCTTATTGATAAAGATGATGGAGTAAAACTAACATACCTAAGAACTGCTATATTGCTATCATCTAAAACCGTAACAGTAGATACTGGATCAGATAGAGTTGGAGTTACTTGTGGAGAAGCAATGGTTACTCCAACAGGATCTTCCAATACAGTCACTCTTGCAAAAATATCTGTTGCCATGATGCTCCTTACGGTACTGGTCTAGTGACTTCGGGAGAAACCGTAAAGCTTCCTTGAACAAGCCTGATAACTTCAGCACCAGTCTGGATTTCAAGGTCATATTTATAAGCACCAGTTGGCAATGCTTCTGTATCATCTGCTGTAATATCAAGCGTAATGGTATTATCTAAAAGAGTTATTCTGCTGTTTTCTGTGGTTAATTCAATAATAATTGTCTCAGAAACAACGGTTGGGCGAACTTGCATTCTTGCAGTTGATGAGTTGTAATCGGGTTCGGTATTATCAGCGTTTACAACGGATATATTCCGCTGAAAAGTTGCACCTTGTTCGCAGATTATGTTATATGTTCCCGCTAACATGAATACTCCTTATTCTTGCGATTCAAGTGCCATTCTATACGGTTTTGCATTAAACATCAATTCAAAAGGATAACTTCCATATATTGGCCTTTTCTTTCTTGCTGGTGAAGGTGCTGGAACTTCAACATCTTGAGAAACAACAGGGTAATATTGCTTGTTAACTTGAGTTTGGGCTAAATTGTGGCCAGCATTGACATAACTCAAATTGTCTGGATTAATTATACCCTTGGGGCTTGATGGGTAAATGGTTCCTGTTTTTGAATAAGAATAGATCGGAATGTAAAGAAAACTAAAAGTAATATCTGTGTACAAGATATCGTTGATTCTAGGAAGATCAGCAACTTGGTCTAAACTGTAGGCAAAGACATCAAACTGATTCTTCATTTTTTGGGTGTTTGTGAAGCCAGTAAAAAGAAGCTCGCCAGGCCCATAACCAAAAAACCAATTCTGATTAACTCTTCCAAGTGCTTGAAATATGTTTGTAGATGCATCTTCACTCGGATCAATAAAAGAATATGGAACTATATTCCAAGTCATCTTTAAAACAACTTTTGGAATAAGTGTTTTTCCATAAAATCCAGCAATAGACTGGGAATCAATCTGATCAACATCAGATACAAATTTGAATGAACCACCCTTCATGGTTAAAAATTCAGCGGAAGTTTCTGTTGTGTATGTGATATACCTTGCATATTCACGATAAGGATCTCCAGAAACAGCTTTTTGTTCCCCTTTGTCGTTGTAATATATTGCATATGCACCAGATATTGTATAAGCATTTGCATAAGCAGCGTTGAGCCTGTCCATTGTTGCATCATCAGTAGTAAGATAAGGTCTTGATGAGAACTCAACTGTAACTTCATATTTGTCGTATATCAAATAATATGGCTGAATTGTTTGCCATGAAGTTCCACCAGCAGTATTCCATCTTAAAAGTGGTGATGATGGATCGTCACCAGATTCTCTTGCAAAACCTAAACCCTTTATGCTAGTTATTCTTTCGGCATACATCCATCTAAACTGAGGATGTACCATTGGAGATTTTCTTTTTAACGCACCATTTGTAGCGTTAACGCTCACATTTCCCAACACATCTTGGCAAAAAAGAACCATTGGATTCCTTTGATCTTTTCCATCTTTTGGCCCATCAACAATATAAACCATTGTTGCCCTAGAATCACCTTCTAAGGATATAGATGTAGACCCAGGGGCAGAACCTTGAATTCTTTCTGCTAATTTTCCCTGATCCCAAAGAGTTTCATTTCCTACTGGTATAATTGGCATGATTTCCCTTAATATTATACTGGTGCTGAAGTTGGTTTACTATGACCCGCCCTAGAAAAAGGATCTTTACCTTGAATTCCAGCGTTACCTTTATCAGCACCATTTGCTGCTATCATTCCATCTTTAAACGCATCTCTTAAGTTGTCCTTGCTTAACTTGTCAGAGATGTCTTTCAACGATTCTTCTTGGGTTTTAGCACCTGTTGCTGCCATCAATGCTTGCTTTCTAACCTCATCGCCAACACCAGATATAGAGGTCGATTGTGTTTCTCTTACAGCAGCACCAACTGAAGAACCTTTTTTAATCCCAACTCCTGTTACATCACCAGATTTGTACCTAGTGTTATCCTTCATTTTGTAATCAGGATCACTAAACTTTCCAACTATGTTTTCAAAACCTTCACCCATTTTTGCAAGACCCCTGTCTCTTTGCTCTTCACCCTTTTTTTGAAGATCAGAACCACTTGCTTGGACTGATTTTCCTGAATCGCCAACTGCTGTTCCAGCAGCAGAAAGTGCAGAACCAATTGTTTTCATGCCAGGAATATAAGAAAGAAGATCGCCAATACCTTTTACCATGCTTCCAAAACCGCTAATCAACAACCCTGCTAACTGAAGTATTACTCCCATACCAGACATAAACAAACCTAATACTGTTACTATTGATCCAACAAGCATTTTTACAACTTGCCCTAGTATCTCAAATCCATCTTTCATAGCTTTTGTTATTGGAATTCCTCCCAAAAAACTTTGCACAAGCTGAGTAAATGATTCTACAATTTCTGCAAGAATTTGAATCACAGGGTCAAGCATAATTGCAAAACCTTCAACAGCAACAGCAACTATTTCAAATGCTGGAGCAAGAAACTGTGCAACTACCGCTTCCAACTCAATCAATGGCATAGCCAATGTTGCAAAAGCATTAGCGATTGGAGTTATTGCTGGCATCAACATTTTCATTACAAAATCAACGCCATCGCCCAAAAATCGAAGAACAGGTATAAGCCTTTGAACTACTGGAACTAAAGCTCTTCCTATAACCCCCTGCAAGTCATTCATTGCAAGGTTTACTTGCTCCATAATTGCTGGATTGTTTTTTGCAACAAAACTTCCAAACATACCTATGGCATCAGATGCTGCCTTAACGCTTCCAGTAAGCACAGAAAACGCTTGACCAACAGGCCCAAGAGCTAACGAAGCTAAACCCCCAACAATTCCTTTACCACCACCCCCTGGAGTTCCACCAGCAAAATATCCAACCTTGCCTCCAGAAGACTTGTTCATGGCATCAATTGCTGCTTTGTTCTCAGGCTTTTCAGCAGCAGATTTTTTTACTACTTCTTCCCCTGGAGTAAGCATAGCTGGAACAGTATCGGTTCCTTTTGGTTTAAAAGGAGTGTCTTCATCATCTATTTCCCCACCATCCGCACGATAATTTTTGTATTTGTTTTCGTAGTTTGTATCTGTATCCCAATTATTTTCGTCATTATTAAGAAGTGATTTTTTCTTCTTTTTCTTTTTCTTTCCGCCAAACATATTGCCGAATACACTTCCTATACCTTCAAATATTCCACCCATACCACTCTTTGGCTTTGTGCCTTCAGCAAAGTATTTGGTTGGTTTTTGGTCTGGAAAATCATCTCCATTTATCCCGCCTGGAAATCCTTCATCAGGCTTTGAAGAAGGATCATTGCCATCGCTGCTTCCAGATGATTCACCACCACTAAACATTGATCCAATGCTGCTAAAAATACTGTCGAAAATACCAGCAAGACCTTTTGACCCAGCAAAGTTAACTCCTTTTTTGGATTGTGTTAACTTGGTAACAACCAACCCCAGTTGTTTAATTTTGTTGTATGCCTCTTCTTCGGTAGCAGCATCAACCGTATCTTTGGTTTCGTTTCCTTCAGCATCCATTGCTTCATAATCAAAAGTAGGAATAGTTATTCCACCTTTAGGTTTACCTTTAGGTTCTCCTTTAGGTTCTCCTTTAGGTTCTCCTTTAGAACCACCGCCAACAGGAGAAGCACCAAATATTGATTTTACAAAATCTAATATTGGACTTTTGCCAGAGAAAGATTGATTAATTCCAGATATGGTTGTAGCAATAACATTCTGTACGGATTTTCCCATTTTTCCAAACATTGCTTCAAACAAAATCCCAAAATTGTCAACACCTTTTTTAATAGATGCATCTTCCTGTTTTAACTGATATTCTCTTGCACCTTTTTGAGTTGGGCCTACAAGCGGTACTTGCTCTTCAACTTTTTTTGATTCTTCTTTTTTTGCTTCTTCTTTAATGTCATAAGAATCTCCACCAGAATACTCTACAGCTTTTACAACAGATGCCATTTCCTCAGATGTCTGTTCAAGTATTCTTATTATCGGGTCAGCAAAATCTGTACCTGGGTCAAACTCTTTAGTTTGTTTTGGCCTAGATTCATCTGCTATTGAAAAAACATCTTTCCATTTGCTTGCACTTTCAGCAGCGTTGGCAAAAACATTATTCCATGCTGCTGAAGCATTCATAATATCGCCAATGAACTGGGGTGCTATATCTACACCCTTACCGGCCTCTTTTTTTACCGAACTTCCAGACAACGCACCCATGTCCATTTCAAATGGCTTTTCTTTTTTACCCTTCTTCCCACTCTTTGTCATTGCTGAAACCTGTTCTTTTGTTACAGCAAATACATCACCAAAACCCTTTCCTACATTTTCAAAAACCTCTTCTATAGATTGCTGTTGAGTATCAGCATCAGTTTTCTTTCTTCTAGTGGTTTTTCCTTCATTTACACTTTCAATTTGCAATTGAAGTTTTTTTGCATTAAAGATTGCTCTTTCTTGTGCAGTCTTAAGGTTAAGTGCTTTAACCTCTGCTTTTATTCTTTTATCTTCTTCTTTTTGTCTTGCAACTGCTGGATCTTGTGACGAAGGTGATCTGCCCTGAGATGCTCTAGGTGCTGCACTAGGGCTACTTGGAGCAACATTGCTAGCAGAAGCCTTAAGTGAATTGATTGAGTCTATTAAAGAAGATTTTAAGCCATCAATGGCTTTTGAAAGTGAATCTATACTTGATGAAAATTCTGCCGATCCCAACTTGACATTTACAGCGATTGTTTCAACCGCTTTAACCATATCGGAAGTGAATTCTGATTCAGACTGCAATGGGATATCGGTTGCCATTTTTATTTCCTTGGAACTTCACCATATTTTTGCTTCCAAGACTCAATCATCTGCTTACTACTGGCCCCGATCATAGCACCCATTTTCATAAAATTATCAAATTTATTCAACAACAAATCCTGTGTACTTATCTGTTTTCTTCTTTGATTCCATTCGTGTTGTTCATCAGGTATAGTCACAGGAACACCTTTATCATCCCTAGTTCTATAATACAGTTCAATGATCTGCCTATCCGTCAAACGCTCTATTTCCCAAGGGCGAAGAAGATAAGGCTTGTCCATTAAATTAACAAAATAGTTTTTTAAATTAGGTGGAGGTATTGGTTCATTTGTTGCCTGACCATTTACCCCCTCCTTGCGTTTGGGAAACTCTTCTCCCGAACTATTTCCATCACAGCTTCAAATCTTTCCTTCTCTGACATCATCAAAGATTGCACTTCATTTTCTGGGGCAGAAAACAATGATGCTGCTAATGCAATTGCACCAGAAGGTGTAGACATTGCTGCTATGGATAGTTCGCTTCCAAAAGAATATGCTCCAGAAGCAATATCCCTTGTTACAGAAGATATCGCTTCACGGAACTCAACTGGCTCAAGATTGTTCTTGAGAGAAAATACAGCATCTAACGCTTTCTTTTCCATTCTCTTTTCAAAGTCAGCTTTAACTTTTTGTGTAATGAGTCCAGCGGTATATTTCTTACCGTTAAATTCAATAGTTAAAGACCCTTCGCCTTCGGAATTAAGAAGGCTGTTTACTGTATCTGACATATGCTTCCTTTCAAAATTTTAACCAACAATAAAACTAAACTGTCCATAAGTTGCAAAAGTAAGGCTCATCTTTTGGATGTCTTTTACCGCTGCATCATAATTGATAGCAGTTAATACACAATTGGTTATTGTGTATGTAACAGGATTTACCGCATCTTCGCTGTTATCATCGATAATAACAATCGATCCAGTCGATCCAACTTTCAATCCGTATCCGTCAATAACTTCAAGCAAATCACAAGTTATTTCAGCCGAATACAATCCAATAACATGGGAATCAAATCCCATGTTGTTGAAATTAGTCGAGTCAATTGTTTCCGCTTTACTGTTAACGGATATATTGGTTGCTGGAACACCTTCCAAATCACCAATCGATAATTTACCATATCTTCCTGAGAGAATAGCCATTATTAAATCTCCTTGATTAGAATGCAACTTCGCCAAAGTTAACGGTAGCAGATGCAGAAGGAATCAAAGTCAATTTAACCTTCTGAACATCTTTAACAGGCACATCATAAGTGACCGCAGTAACCGTACAGTTTTCAAAAATAAATGTTAACGGATCGCCACCATAAGGCCCATATTCATTTGTTCCTAATGTAGCTTCAGTTGATGTTGGGCTTAAACCTAAAAATGCCCCCCTGCCACCAGTAGGAGAAAGCTCTACATCAGCCTTCATGCCAGCAAAAATGGGTGGCAATGCAACCTTATCGTAAAGAATTTCAACAGTTATTTCTGCACTTTTGATGCCTGGAACTAATCCTGTGAAACCATTAGTTGCAAAGCTAGATGCATCAGGTGTATCTATTTTTGTAGCTATGCTTGCGGTTGTAACCGGAAGGGTTCCAGTACCTACGGTTCCATCAGTTCTAAGCATACCAAACAAGGCTATTTTGCCTGTTAAAAAATAATTTGTGACTGCTGCCATATTTAACTCCTTAAGTTAAATTAAACCCTGTTCCATGAACCCATATGATACACGAAAACCAGTAACATTGTAAACTACATTCGGGTTGCTGTTGACGGAAAACGGTTGAATTCCCTTTACCATAACTCTTGAAGGGCTAATAGACCCTGGGAATTGACCTATTTGAAAAACTTCTTTTCTTATTTTGTATCTGTCATCAAGATCCGTATACACAAGATCCCTTGCATACTCTTGAATGTAATAAACCCTGATTGAATATATGTACTCAGATATACCGCCAAGGGCCTCTATCCCTAATTCTTCGCCTTCTTCTGATGGTGCTATCACTACGCATGGAAACACATCAGATTCTCTTATTACCGCACCCTTACGCTTGTAAACAGTATAAGTTAAAGCAACCAAGTTTTCTGCAACAGTATCCATGATCGTAGTGTAACGATCTGCTGCATTGACTGCCATTATTGGCCTTGGTTTGCGATATATTCTGTTATTCATGTTTAACTCTGTTGAGTGCAATCAAGACCGTAATATTCTCTGTTTCCAGCGTTATCAATTTGGTTAACATAATACTTAACCGAATTAACATCCGTTATTTCGCAATCAATCATTGGCTTAAAACCGCCAAGATTAGCTTTCCACACTAAAAACCTAGTTATATGCTCAACTATAGCTACACCACTTTGATCGGTGTAAGCTAATGTCATTGCTCTTCTAAAACCATAATTTGTCGTAGCAGTAACATTGTCCGTATTCTTCAAAATCAATACTTCTGGATTATCAAAAACATTATATTCTTGAGACAAATTTAGCGTAGGCATACACACCCCTTACATGAATTGTGTCTTGTATGTTTGCGGATTCACATAAGTCAAAAGCTTGTTTACTTGCGTAATATGCTGCAAAGTCTGCTGCCTCCACTCTGTCCTAGAAACAGCAACACCTTCCCATGAATAAGAAGGTTGAGGGCTTGCAGAATCAGCCACCAATGCGTTTATATAGTTGTCTCTTATAGTCAGGAGGTTTTCGGCTGGAGTTGGCATAATAACCTCTTAAAAAGAAAGCTAGGGGCCAAGAACTGACCCCCAGCCTAGGGTAGGTAGGACTAAGCAGGGAGTCCTTGAACAACATAACGAGGATCAGCAACACCAGCAGAACCCCACCAAGAAGCCTTGATGGCAACAGCAATGTCCTGATTAAACTCAGCCCAGTTATTCGCAGGGGCTTGAACAACTTCCATAGGCTTGGCTTCTCTCCAAACAAATGCTTTCTTGAAGTTACCCAAGTAAACATATTTGTCTGCGGTGGAAGCAGCAATACCGCTGGTTACCAACAGGTTTCTCGCATGAGCGGATGTGAGAAGACCATAGTTGTTATCCAATGGGTTAGGACTTTCCAACTGCTCGACATCACCAGAAGTGGCAAAAGGCCCATTTTTGGTAACCGTCTGAGGATTCAAGATCCTAGAAGCAGTATACTTTTGGAAAGGCATAACAAGCATTTGCATACCAGGGCCAAAGATGTCGATTGGCTTACCAGTATTGGGGTCTTTCATCTGGTAGAACAATTGTTCTAGCGTATTAATGCTAGCAAAATTGCTCAACGCATAAGAAGTCACCTTGTTGATGAAACCAAAGGTCATGCCAGCTTGAGCGGTTGCTGAATAGGTATTGAGAGTAGCTTCTGCACCAGCAGCAGTACCGTATACATAGCTACCTGTGAGGCCGAGTACCGTGTTAAGAATTCTCTCTTCACGCACTAGACCGCAATAAGTACCTACGGATTCAGCAGATGCTAAAGCCTGTGAAGTCTTATCCGAATAAATCATTTCTGCGGTAATCGCACAAATTCGACCCACCTTTTCGATGGCTGGAAGTCGTACATAGTTACCAGAGAACTGGGTTTGTGGATAAGGCATACCAGGTTGAACCACTTCTGGCGAAGGACTGATGTCCGATAGCCAAGGGATCAACTCACTAGCAAGGTTTTGACCAGCAGGGATGGTCGATACAAGTTGATCACCAATGAATGATGCTAACTTATACTTTTCTTGAACCGTGGTGATAAGGATCTGACCTGTGATGGCAGCAAAGTTAGAAGCATCAACTGCCTCGGTTGCTTCCATAAAGGTTCGATCAGGGCCATTGAAACGATTAAGCTGTTCAGCCCAATCATCGCCCATGATGCCTTCTGCAAGGCCTCTAAGGGAAATTCTGCTTACAGCGATATCGCCTTTGGAAATGGATTCCGAAAAGAACGCCTTGGTTTTAGCTAAACCATTCTGTTGGCCGAATTCCTTCAGCTTTTTACCTA